TTGTGTTACAGAACACACCTTTTTGAAAGAGGGATACCATGAAAAAAACTGCGCTCAGTGTGTATGAGAAACAAATAGAACTCGAAAAATCGATGAGAGAAGAAACGATTAGACGGTATCACCGATTACACAAAAAGGCGAGTCAACGCGGCGAATACAGCAGTACGCATACCGGACGGGCTGTTTTGAACCACTCTATCGATGCGTTTGAAAAAGCGATTGACGATTTTAAAAGTGATAGTAATTCAGGCAAACCTGGAAAACGCCATACCGCTGCAAAAATGCTAGACGATATCGACACACCAACCGTAGCGTATCTTTTCACACAGGCAATACTTAATTTTGTACCAATCTCTCTGAAGGAAGGTGAGACTGCCGCATTGTCTTCAGTAAGCATTAAAGGATGTACAAAAATTCACGATGAGATGCGTATCAGGTTTTTCAGTGAAAATTATTTGAAGCTTGCCAAGAAAATGCTCAAGGACTTCGATACCCGCGATCTTCCTCGTCGCCGAAGAAAGGAAATGCTCCAGCGGAAATTCTCGCAGCTCAAAATGGAATGGCAAGTCTGGGACAAGAGACAGATGACAAGCTTGGGAAGAGTCCTTGTTGAGCTTTTCGGCAATGCTACGGGCATGTGTAAAATTTCAAAGGTGTGGCAAGATGGAAAACAACGCCGCATTGTCCAGCCAACACCAGAAATGCTGAACAAAATTGATGAGCGCATCAAGGCAAATGAAGACGTTTTTACGGTTATGTTGCCGATGTTGACGAAGCCGAAACCTTGGGAGAACGGTAAGTTATTCGGCGGTGGATATTTTACAGAAAACATAACCTCCTATCCGTTGGTCAAAGGAATTAAGCCGCAGTTTTTGGAAGAGATGAACAACATGGATTTGTCAGAACCTCTGAGGGCAATAAACGCTATTCAGGAGGTTCCGTTTCGCATTAGTGCTGTTATGCCTGAATTGCTTGAGCATGTTTACAATCTTAATCGTGAGATTGCTGGTCTCCCTTTAGCTGATCAAGAAGAAATACCACCAGCCCCGATTGGTGCAGACAAAGACGGGGAGATAAAGAATGCCTACCGCCGCGAGTGTTATCTTGTGCATGACCATAACAGAAGACGTATTAGCAAACGGCTAATGGTTAGTAGGGTAATTCATCTCGCTCAGAAATTTGAAAAAGAGGAAGAGCTTTATTTTCCGGTTCAGCTTTGTAGTCGTGGTAGAATATACGATGTGTCTACTTTCTTGAATCGCCAAGGGCCAGATTTTGTTAAAGGTCAACTCGAATTTGCACAAGGCAAACGAATTCAAAACGAAGAGCAAGCGGCTTGGCTGGCGATCACGGGCGCAAATCATTATGGAAGAGACAAACTGCCTCTACAAGAGCGCGCCGATTGGGTTGTCGATAATGAAAATTGGATTTTTGAAATAGCGAGCGATCCGTTCAACGATTTGAGATGGACCGAAGCAGATGAACCATTTCAATTCGTGCGCTGGTGCATGGAGTGGAGTAATTTTCGACGCGAAGGTTTTGGCTATGTCTCGCATTTACCCTGTAACGTCGATGCTACTTGCTCTGGAATGCAGATTTTTTCTGCTGCCTTGCGCGACAGAGAAGGTGCAAGATGGGTAAATTTGACAGACAGGCGTGAGCGACAAGACCTCTATATGCATGTCGCTGATCTCTCAAATCGAAAATTTGAATCAGAAACAGACCCTGAAAAACTTCCATTAGCGCGAGCCGCGTTGGAGTTTGGAATTGGGAGGTCCGAGGCAAAAAGACCGTGCCTCGTCATCCCTTATTCGGGAACGTTTCACGCTGTTATGAAGTACGTGAGATTAAGCATTCAGTCACGCATCAAAGCTGGAGAAACACACCCATACCAGGAGGACGATTCAAAATTTATCGCGTACATTTCCAGCAAGCTTTGGGATAGCATCCACGAAACAATCCCAGCCGCCCGTCAATGTATGCAATGGATGCAAAAAGCCTCTCGACTTGTCAGCGAAAGTGAGACACCAATTCCGTTAGTCTGGTTTACGCCTGATGGTTTTCCTGTACAGCAAGCTCGCTACGAGCAAAAGCACATCCGAGTTTCAACTTTTCTAGATGGCGTCATCTATCGCCTGAGTCTGTTTGAAGACACCAAAAAACTTGATAGTAAAAAAATGGCAAGTTCGATAGCGCCAAACTGGGTGCATAGTCTTGATGGTTCCATATTAAGAGGAGCTGTTAATCTAGCGCTAGACCAAGAGGACAGCTTTGGGCGAGGGCCTATCTATTACAACACGATCCATGACTCTTTTGGAACCCACGCGGCTGATCTGCCAGATTTTCTCGAACATTGCATTAAACCAAGTTTTCTAAAAATATTCCACGACAACGATCCGTTAGCTGACTTTGAACAAGAAGTCGTGAAGATCATCAATCAGGACAAAACCGTCCTACCGCCAGCGCCGTCTAGAGGGGACTTCGATGTAACTGAAGTGACCAAGAATGATTTCTTTTTCTCTTAATACCTGTCATTTGTAAGGAGATGTATTATGGATGCAACATTACACGCCATACTAGAATTAAGAAGAATTTTGAAAACTAAAATGGAGGGAACCCTCTTGGATACAGATATTGACGATTATGAGTTTCAGCAATTGATGGCTGAATTCGGGGAGGATTATTGTGACGAATGATGACGATGATGACCGCGAGTTTCCGGACAATGTCGTTCCTCTTTTTAACGACAGCGAAAACGATCCGTATGACGAGGGGGCACCGCTAAACACCGCGCTTTATTGTGGCCCAACAGGAATTTTTATCCAACAAGAATCGGGGTTGACTGAAAATGAAAGTGACTGTGTTGCGTTGTCTTGGGGACAGACCCAACTTCTCGTCACATCGCTGTTAGGCTTGCTCTCAAATCGAATGACAGGAGACTATAATGGCTCAATCCACTAACAACAAAAGCCCTCGCCTCTCAACGCCTCTGGGTGAGGCTGTGTACCCTTGGTTACACGGCGATGGAGACAAAAAGTTTCACGATCTCGGCATCTATAAAGCTGATTTGCGTGTGCCGAAAAAGGAAGCAGCACCGCTGCAAAAGAAAATCGCAAAGCTTTACGAGGGTCATGTCGGAGACAAAATACCGACAGAAAATTTCTTATGGACAGAAGAAGTCGATGAAGCTGGTGACCTAACAGGTAACGTAGTTTTTAAGCTTCGGGTTAAAAATGTACAGCTCCGAGATGGCAATACCTGGAAGCGCCGTCCAAAACTTTTTGACACCTCCGCACCTCCAAAACCAATTGATGTTCAGCCTTACGGAGGGACAAAAATGAAAGTGAGTTTTGACGTTTACGCATACAACAAGCCTCGAAAAGGTCTGAAGCTCCAGCCTGTAGCAGTACAAATTATTGAATTGATCGAAGGGGGTAATCAAGAAACTGAAGACTTTGGCTTTGAAGAGATGGAATCTGGTTACAAATTCGATGGCACATTTGAAGACGACTCAAACCCGTTCAACGAAACGGAAGACGAAACGGAAAACAACAACAACAAAGGCGACTTCTAAATCTGTAGGATATCGGCTTGGTTTCAGAAGTGGTTTAGAAGAAAAAGTGGCGCACCAGTTGAAACATGCTGGTGTGCCTTTTCGTTATGAACACCGCGATGACCGAATTGAATATATAAAGCCCGCTAAAATTTCGCGGTATCATCCAGACTTCTGTCTTCCAAACGGTATCATAGTTGAAACGAAAGGACGCTTCCTTACCGCTGATAGACAAAAGCATTTGCTGATTAGAAACCAACATCCTGAAAAAGACATTCGGTTTGTTTTCAGCAATCCTAAACAGAAAATTAGCAAACAATCAAAAACAACCTACGCGATGTGGTGCGAGACACACGGGTTTGAATACGCACATTCAACGATACCGGAGGGATGGCTAAAAGAAGCAAGGAAAAACAATTGAGTACCAAAAAAAGAGAAGCAACTGATTTTATTGTGGTGCATTGCACAGCGACACCGCCAGACATGGATATCGGAGCTGATGACATTGACCGCTGGCACAAGGAGCGAGGATGGTTGGGAATCGGATATCATTCAGTTATCAGACGAGATGGTACTGTGGAAGATGGTCGGGACATCGACACGATGGGTGCCCATGTTCGCGGATTTAACGCTACCTCAGTAGGAATTGCGCTTGTCGGCACTGAAGATTTCACAGGCGCCCAATTTTCCAGCCTCAGAAATTTAATTAACGACATACTAGAATTGTATCCGACAGCAAAAATCTTGGGTCACCGAGACTTTTCGGGAGTCAAGAAAATTTGCCCTGGATTCGATGTACAGAAATGGTGGGTTAAACAACAAGAGGGATAATCGATATGTCTGAGGAGCCGCAAAGTTTTGTATCAAAAGCGCCGTGCGACAAGTGCGGTTCCAAGGACAACGTTGGAGTGTACTCAGATGGGCACACGTATTGTTTCGGGTGTCACACGTATACCCCGCCGCCGCAACCAGATGGCGACTTCTCTGAGGTCATCGATTTTTCGCCAAAGGAAAATAAAATCGAAAAAGTTGTATTCGAGAAAGGAGAAGCACAGAGCATACCGTCACGAAATCTGACAGAAGCAACATGTAAACACTGGCGATATCAAATCGGAACGCATAGTGACGAACCGTGTCAAATTGCAAATTATATTGTTGACGGGAAAATCGTTGCCCAAAAAATCCGCAAAAAAAATAAGAAGATATTCACAAGAGGAAATATCAGAAAAGCTGGACTTTATGGGCAACACCTTTGGTCAAAAGGAAAGATGATAGTGGTGACAGAAGGTGAGCTAGATGCGCTCTCTGTGTCACAAGTTCAGAATAATAAATGGCCTGTCGTCAGCGTGAGTACTGGGAGCGCGGGTGCTGCTGGCGTTATAAAAAGAAACCTAGATTACCTTTTAAAATTCCAGACCATCGTACTGATGTTTGATAACGACGAAGCGGGTGAAGCCGCTGTAGCTGAGTGCGCTCCTTTACTCCCTGCTGGTCGCTGCAAGGTCGCTCGGTTGCCGCTTAACGACGCATCCGAAATGTTGCAAGCTGGTCGCGGAAAAGAAATCATCGATGCCATGTGGCAAGCCAAGGAATACAGACCTGACGGTATCGTTTCGGGGCCAGAACTTTGGGATGAATTCATCAGAAATGATGACACTCAAAGTGTTCCGTATCCCTGGGAAGGATTAAATTCAAAAACCAGGGGACTGCGAAAACGAGAACTTACAGTTTTTACTGCTGGCAGTGGTATTGGAAAAAGCGCAATCGTTAAAGAAATCGCGCATCACTTGCTAACACAAGGAGAGACCGTTGGACTTATCTGCCTTGAGGAAAGCATACGACACACTCTTAGAACATTGGTCGGAATTGAAATTAATGAGCGACTTAACCTCAATTTCGATGATATTCCAGAAGATACTCTTCGAGATGGTTTTGATCGTGTCGTCGCTTCTAATCGGTTATTTCTTTATGATCATTGGGGTAGTCTTGGTAGTGACAATCTTCTCGAAAGAGTTCGTTATTTCGCAGCAATGGGTTGTTCCTTCTGTGTTCTTGATCACCTCAGTATTGTCGTATCTGACAACATGGAAAACGACATGGGTTCGGAACGACTCCTGATCGATTCCATTATGACAAGACTTAGAAGCTTAGTAGAAGAAACCGGAATGGGGTTGATCCTCGTTTCTCATTTGAAACGTCCTGAAGGAAAATCACATGAGGAAGGAGGTCAGACCTCGTTAGCTCAACTTAGAGGGTCAGGAGCAATCGGGCATCTCTCAGATATTGTGTGCGGTTGCGAAAGGAACCAGCAAGATTCAGATAACGCGCACCGCACTACAATTAGAGTTTTAAAAAATCGCTTTTGTGGCGAGACAGGAATTGCGACAACGCTAGAATTTAATCGCGATACTGGACGCTTGTTGGAGGTTGATTCAGATGCTGAAGACTTTTGACGATGACGTTTTTGAACGTGCTGAGAAACTAGCCATACTAGCAGTAACAGATGACAAATTAATCCCAGAGTTTGAGTCAGTGATGGCTCAAGTTCGTAACATAGAAGGAGGGTGGAAAGTGAAAAACCAACAGTCCCAAAATGATAAAATATTAACACACCTAAAAGCTGGAAAATCTATTAGTCCTCTTGAGGCAATGGGCGTTTTTGGAGTTTACCGACTTGCCGCTCGTATTTTTGAACTGCGCCAAGATGGACATTCTATTGCCAAGACAATTAAAGACGATGGGCAAGGGCGTACCTACGCCGAATATTCTTTATCGTAATACCTGTTAATCGTAGGGGGATGACATAATGCATGTACTTGACATAGAGACCGAAGGTTTAAATGGAAATTCCATTCATTGTGTTGTCCTTAGAGACTGCGATACCAACGAGGTTGAGACATACACTCCTTCTCAGATTGAGGATGGACTCCACGCGATCATGTCTAAAGATGGATTGGTCGGTCACAACCTAATAAATTTTGATCTTCCGTTTATCGCCAGGCTATACCCCTGGTTTGAATATCCTGAAGATAAAGTTGTAGACACTTTAGTTTGTTCCCGTCTTATCTGGACTGATCTCTCGGAGACTGACCACTCTAGAAAAGTAGAGTTTCCCAGCAAGCTCAAAGGCTCACATTCACTAGCCGCTTGGGGACACCGCTTAAAGTGTTACAAAGGAGACTACCAAGGGGGCTGGGACAGCTTCAGCACTGAGATGCTGGAGTACTGTATTCAAGACACAGAAGTCACCGCTAAACTTTGGGAGCTAATTCAATCTCAAAACTACTCTAAAAAAGCCATTTGCCTTGAGCATAAAGTACAGTGGCTTATATCGCGACAAGAGCGTCACGGTTTCATGTTTGATGAATCCAAGGCACTGAACCTGTGCCAAAAGCTATCGCGCCGAAGAGTAGAGATTGAAACTGAGCTTCAGGCTGTGTTTACCCCTTGGTGGTCGCCGTGTGGAGAAGTCACGCCCAACCGCACGATAAACTATAAGGATGCGACGACGGCATCCAAGGTCAAAGGATGTACATACAGCAAAGTTAAACTCAATGTTTTTAATCCAGGTTCCCGTTTTCATGTAGCGGACAGACTTAAAAAACTCGGCTGGGAACCTAAAGAAACTACCCCTGATGGACATCCTAAAGTAGATGAAACCACTCTCCGTTCTGTGGGGTTTCCCCAGGCAAAACTGATGGTCGAATACTTCATTATTCAGAAGCGCCTAGGGATGCTGAGTGAAGGAAAAAACAGTTGGCTTGGCGCACTTAAAGGAAACCGCATACACGGCAGCGTCATTATAAACGGCACTGTGACAGGTCGGGCTTCGATGCGAACCCCAAACTTACAACAAGTTCCAGCGGTTCATGCTCCTTATGGAAAAGAATGTAGAGAATTATTTTGTGTGCCTGAAGGCAAATCGCTAGTTGGTGTTGATATGAGCGGCATTGAGTTGCGAATGCTTGGGCATTTTACCGCTCCCTTAGATCAGGGAGCTTACGCAAAGGTGGTAGTCGATGGCGATATTCATACACACAACCAAAATGCTGCTGGTCTGGACAGTCGGGATATTAGCAAACGTTTTATTTATGCTTTCATTTATGGTGCTGGCATCAATAAGCTGGCTGAAGTTACCGCACTCCCGAAAAGAGAAATTACTGTCGTTAAGAATCGGTTCCTTTCGGAAAACGATGGTCTCCGCAAGCTCATCAATTTGGTCAAAGATACGGCAGAAAATCGCGGATATCTTTTAGGGCTTGATAAGAGAAAGCTTTCAATACGTTCTTCGCATCGTGCGCTAAATGTCTTGTTACAAAGCAGTGGTGCCCTGTGTTCTAAACAATGGCTCATTGAATTTGATAAACAGATCAAAGCGCGTTCATTACAGGATCGTGTCCAACAAGTAGCGTGGGTTCACGATGAGATACAAATTGAAACCGAGACAGAGCTTGCTGATGAAGTAGGTCAGATAGCTGTCGAGGCGATTGAAGAAGCTGGTAAGGTGTTCAACCTCAGGGTTCCCATCACTGGCGAATATCGCGTTGGTAATAACTGGGCGAACACCCATTAAACCTGTCTTATTCCCTGTAATTTGTAAGGTATTATGCAATGAAAAAAACGGTTTTAATTGATGGTGATATTCTTTTGTATCGGATTGCCACAGCGGCTGAAGAAGCAGCAGAGTTTGCTCACAATGTTGTAGCCGCTTGGGTAGATATGGAGGAAGCAAAAAACACAGTACGGTCCTCTATTGATGAAATCCTAAGCAGTACAAAGACAAATGAGGCTGTTATTTGTCTGACCAGTTCTACCAATTTCCGAAAAGAAATACTTCCTAGTTATAAAGCTAATCGTAAAGGTAACCGTAAACCAATAGCATTTGGTCCCCTAAGAGATTGGGTAACCGAAGAATATAACACTTATGAAAGAGATGATTTAGAGGCAGATGATTTACTAGGAATACTGGCTACACATCCAACCCTTATTGAAGGGTACAAAGTAATTTACAGTCAGGATAAAGACTTATTACAAATCCCTGGTTTTCATTTCAACTTTGATTCTCAATCAGTAACTAAGATCACAAAAGAAGAAGGTGATTATCAGCATTATTTCCAGACACTAACTGGGGACCGTGTTGATAACTATATTGGGTGCCCTACATGTGGCCCAAAAAAAGCGGAAAAAATTTTAGCCAATAACAGTAATTGGAATTCTGTTGTTTCCGCATTTGATAAGCAAGGTCTTTCAGAAAAAGACGCGCTTATTCAAGCGCAAGTATCGCGCATTCTTCGCCACACAGATTATGATTTTAACAAGAGGGAGGTGAAACTATGGGTGCCGAAAGAGAACCCTATTACGATTTCATGTTAAGAAAACTGAAAGAAGATGAAGAGGAACTTATCAACCAACCCAGTCATTATACACGATGGAAAATAGAACCCATCACCTACATCATGCGTAACAACATGGAATTCTGGCGCGGTAATATAATTAAGTACGCCTCACGGGCAGGGTTCAAGCAATACCCTAATGCCGACAAAACTCAATCTGAAATAACTGATTTAAAAAAAGTAATTCGCTATGCCGAAATGCGAATTAATCAGCTAAAGGGAGACACTACTTTATGACGCTGGGAAGCAACCAACAGTATGGGATGTCACTCCCGATTAGCCAGGAAATAGATACAATAAAATACCGTCAAACAGGTGAAGATTTTTATTCAAAGGTAGTTCGTATTGCGGATAGTCTCAAAGACAGTCCCACACATTTTGAAGACTTCAAAGATGCTTTACGGCATCTGAGGTTTTTACCAGCGGGACGAGTTCAGAATGCGATGGGGAGCATTAGACAGACAACAGCGTATAACTGCTTTGTTTCAGGAACCATTGATGACTCGATGGACAGTGTGATGCAACGTGCCGCAGAGGCTGCTGAAACAATGCGGCGAGGCGGTGGAATAGGCTACGATTTTTCTCGCATACGTCCTCGCGGGGAAATGATTAAGTCGCTTGAAAGCAAAGCCTCTGGCCCTGTCTCATTCATGCAAATATTTGACGCTGTTTGTCAGACCATTGCCTCGTCAGGTCACCGCAGGGGCGCACAGATGGGCGTTTTGAGGATCGATCACCCTGACATTCAAACATTTCTAAGCTGTAAACATAATGAACATTTCCTGACAGGATTTAACATCTCTGTCGGCGTCACTGACGACTTTATGAAATGCCTAGAAGCTGGAAAACCATTTCCCTTGCAGTTTGAAGGCAAGGTGTATGAGGAAATCGATCCTGTCGCACTGTGGGATCAAATTATGCGATCCACTTGGGATTGGGCAGAACCAGGAGTTTTGTTCATTGACACCATAAATAAGATGAACAACCTTTGGTATGCCGAAACTATTGAAGCGACTAATCCATGTGGAGAACAGCCGCTCCCAGCGTATGGTGCGTGCTTACTAGGCAGCTTTAATCTTGTAAAATATGTAGATGATAGTCGCTTTGATTTTCAGACTTATCAAAACGATATTTTCACCGTGGTCAGAAGCATGGACAATGTGATCGACCGGACCACGTACCCGCTAAAACAGCAAGAGGAAGAAGCGAAATCTAAGAGAAGAATGGGCCTTGGAATCACAGGGTTGGCGAATGCCGCTGAGATGTGTGGCTACAAATATGCTTCCCCAGAGTTCATGCGGTTTACCGCAAAAGTAATGCGCGAATTGCGGAACAATTGCTACAGCGCAAGCTGTGATCTTGCCGTCGAAAAAGGGCCATTCCCGCTGTTTGACAGAGATAAATATTTACAGTCGGGATTTATCAAAACGCTTCCACAAACGATCAAAGACAAGATTGCTCAACAAGGCATACGCAATTCTCATTTAACAAGTATAGCGCCAACAGGAACGATTTCATTAACGGCGGATAACGTCAGCAGTGGCATCGAACCCCCGTACTCGTTGTTTTATGACCGGACGATTCAAAACTTTGATGGGCATACCATTGAAAGAGTAGAAGACTATGCATATCGACAAGGAGTACACGGCAGGACGGCTAACGAAACACCAGCAGCAGACCATGTAGCAGTACTCGCGCTTGTGTCCGGTTACATTGACAGTGCTGTTTCAAAAACTTGCAACGTAGGAGACAGCGTTACTTACGACGAATTCAAAGACCTGTATTTACTTGCATGGAAAAAAGGATGCAGAGGAATAACTACGTTCCGTTCCGCTGGAAAACGATATGGTATTTTAAACGAAGTAAAAGAAGAACCAAAAGCAGAAGCTTGTTACATTGATCCTGCAACTGGGCAAAAGCAATGCGATTAGTTTTGCTTGTCATTTTATCGTTTGTTGTCATTTGTTCAGCAAAAGCGAATGAGAAAGGATGTCTCGTAGAAGCGGTTTACCATGAGGCGCGTGGTGAATCGTTTCTTGGTCAGGTCGCTGTCGCCAATGTGATCCTTAATAGAGTAGCAAGTCCTAAGTTTCCCCCTACAATTTGCAAAGTTGTACACGATGCAAAGCTGTGGAAAGGCCGAATAATAAAAAATAAATGCGCGTTTTCCTATTACTGTGATGGGAAATTAGAATGGCAGTTTGTTGATCCAGTCGCTCTAGAAATGTCAGTAAAGATTAGCGAGCTGGCGATAGACGGTTTAACAGTGCGTAGTGTCATGGATGCCACGCATTACCACGCCACGTATGTCTCTCCATTTTGGGCTAAAAATTTTAAATTAGTATCTCAAATTGGGCAGCATAAATTTTACAAACCACAGTGAGACAAAAATGCCAAACGGTATTCGTTATAAGCATTGGTTCTGGAATAGTGTCTTAGTCACAAAAATTTCTAAAGGTATATCAAAAATAAATACGTGGTTGTGGCGAAAACAGTACGCTGGAAGATAACAATTCTAGCCATACTAGAAGGGAAGTAAGAATGGAAATCCCTGTAATATCTCAAGATTTAATAGACTACCTAGGCACACAGTTCCCAGATAAATGTCCAGATGTTTCCGATACAGAGAGAAAAATATGGACAGATGTAGGAGCATCTTTGGTGGTCAGGCATCTTCAAAGAGTAAAAGAAGATCAGGAAGAAAATATTCTAACAAATAGATGAGGAATGTTAAATGTGTGGTTCCAGCCCTAGCCCACCGCCCCCACCACCGCCACCAGCGCCCCCTGTTGCTCCTCCTCCTCAATTAGAACAAATTGTTCCTGAACGAGCGGATGACGATACAACGGCAAACAAGCAAAAGAAGAAAGCAAGAGGTACAAAAAAGTATCAAACACCTCTTAACATTTCTAAAACTAGTTCGCCCTCTGACGGTAGTGGCGTGAATACTCCTAGTTAAATGTGTATGGGATCAAGCCCAGCGCCTGTGGTTCACAGAGAAGAACCCAGGCGTGACATGACTTTTGCTTATAAGGACGCTGGCTTAGAAAAAGTTAAGGTTCCTTCTGTTACTAAAAAGGACAAAACAGAACCAAAACCTAAGCAGCAGTCTGCGGCACAGGCCACTAAGTCTCCTCTTAATATTGGATAAGCTATGTACGGTAATGTCACTTGCGCTGCCCGATATGAGAAATTAGCAATCGAAAGAGAAACGTTTCTTAACAGAGGACGCGAGTGCGCTAAACTTACTATCCCTGCCTTGCTCCCTGATGCGGGACATTCCTCGTCATCAGTACTACACACACCGTATCAGGGCGTGGGCGCTCGCGGCGTCAACAATTTAGCAAGTAAACTATTGTTAAGTTTGCTTCCTCCAAACACTCCGTTTTTTAGATTTGTAATAGATGATTTCACGGCAGCAGAACTTGCTCAACAACCAGGGGCAAGAGCGCAGATCGAAGAAGCTCTTAATAAAATTGAACGTTCTATACAGGCAGAAATAGAAAGCCAAAATCTTCGTTCAATTATTTTTGAAGCTCTAAAACAGCTCATTGTCGTTGGTAATGTTCTTATCTATTTGCCTAAAGATGAAGGAGCTAGGGTCTTTGACCTAAGGCGTTACGTGGTGCAGCGAGACCCAATGGGTACGCCATTGCACATCATTATAAAAGAAAGTGTTTCTCCAGAAGTTCTGGACGAAAAAGTACGCCTTGCTGTTATGCAGAACACACAAGATTCCGATAACAGTAAAGTAGAAGCAGACAAATCTATTGATGTTTACACAGCTATGTACCGTGACGGTAAACGTTGGCGGCTACATCAAGAAATAAACGGTGTGCATGTTCCTGGTTCTGAAGGAACATGGCCGATAGACAAGTCACCTATGCTGCCTCTTCGCTGGGAACGGATCGACTCTGAAGACTACGGGCGTTCCTATGTGGAGCAATACAAAGGCGACATGATTTCCTTAGAGGGAATCTCAAAAGCCATACTAGAAGCCACTGCCGCCAGTGCCAAAGTGGTCTTCATGGTCAACCCTAATGGGACCACTCGCGCCCGTGATATTGCTGATGCAGGGAACGGAGCAATCGTAAGCGGTAACGCTAATGAAGTGACCGTACTGCAAGCTGATAAATATAATGATATGCGCGTGGCAAGAGAAACGTCACAAGGGATTGAACAGCGGATGGCGTTTGCCTTCCTAATGAACACTGCTGTTCAACGGGATGGTGAACGTGTCACCGCTGAAGAGATCAGACGGATGTCCCAAGAACTGGATGATGCGTTAGGAGGAACTTTCTCCTTAATGTCAGAAGAGTTCCAACTCCCTCTGGTAACTCGAATTATGGACAGGATGACAAAACAACGACGACTCCCAGCGTTACCTAAGGGCGTTGTTAAACCAGCAATAGTAACTGGCTTAGAAGCCTTAGGGCGTGGTCACGATTTAAATAAACTGGATATGTTCTTCCAAGGGTTAGCTCAGTTACCTCCTGAAGTTCTCGCTAATTATCTAAATGTTGGCGATTACATAAAACGACGAGGTACGAGCCTGGGCATCGATATGGATGGCTTGGTTAAATCAGAGGAACAAATACAGCAAGAACAAATGGCCGCGCAGCAAGCGCAAGAGCAACAGATGCAACAACAGGGCATGATGGATATGGCTCAAAAAGCTGTAGCCAGTGGGACAGGCCCAGCCGTCAAGGCTGCTTCTGATATTGGACAAAACATTGATCCAGAAACAGCGCAGATGATGGCAGAACAAATACAAGAGGCAACAGGACAATAATGGCTGAACAGGTCACTGCGCCTGTAGATGAACCTACAGGTAAGACGTTAGAACAAGAAGCACAGGAGATGGGCATCGATGTCAATGGCCCTGATCAGAATGGTGGAGATGATTTACCCCGCCCAGAATGGCTACCCGAAAAATTCCAATCACCAGAAGACTTGGCAAGAGCTTACTCAGAGCTTGAAAGGAAACAGAGCCAGCCGCAACAGCAGCAAGAAGCAACCCAAGAAGAAGCAAAACAGGCTGTTGAATCTGCTGGTATAGACTTTGACTCCTTGTCAGATGAATTTGCAGAAAACGGTGAGCTATCCCAGCAGAGCTATGACGACTTAGCTAAAGCTGGCATTCCAAATGAAATTGTTAACAGTTACATACAAGCTCAAACCGCTCAAATGGAAGTAGCTCAGTCCAAAGTATATGATTCAGTAGGTGGACAAGACGCATACCAATCTATGATTTCTTGGGCTGGAGAGGCTTTAAGTGAATCTGAAATAGATGCGTACAATGCGGCAGTTAACTCCAATGATATGGCTCAAGTTGAACTGGCTGTTAATGGTTTAAAGTCTCGCTTTTCTTTAAGCGAAGGACAAGAACCTACAACGTCTATTTCTGGAAATGTCTCTGCCCCTGGAGGTGCCTATCGTTCTTTAGCGGAACTCATGGACGACATGCAATCTCCTAAATATAGAGATGATTCTGCTTTCCGGTCAGACGTTGAAGCTAAACTTTCAAGAAGTAATATTTTAGAAACTCGTAATGCCTAATCATCCTTTTCAGGTTTTTAAAACTAAAGTTTTTACCACTGAACAATGTAATGCAATTATCAAAGATTTAGAAAATGTTCCAGTTGTTCCAGGCGAAACAATGGACGCTGGTAGAAGTTGGTTACATAGACGTTGTGATGTCCAGTGGGTCTCACGGCAAGCAAATTTTAATTACATTTTCGACCCTGTTTTAAAAGCCATGACTGAAGCCGCACAGTTTTTTGGTTTTCAGTTAGATAAAATTCAACCGTTGCAATACACAACTTACAAACCGCTGGGATTTTATATGTCTCACGTAGACAACGGTCATAATGAAGAAACGGTATTAAAAAGAAAATTAACGCTAAGTATTAATCTCAGCCCATCAAGTTCGTATATAGGTGGTGGGCTAAGTGTCCGCACTAACGATAATCACAAAATAGATAAACGACAGGGTGTTGCCACTGTGTTTCCAAGTTTCTTATGGCACAGGGCAAACCCTGTTTTTCTTGGTAAACGAAAAGCTCTCGTTGTGTGGGGATTGGGTGAGGAATCTTTTAAATGAGTTTAAACGTTAAAAGAGATTACAAAGACGAATACAAAAAGTTTCATAAAAGTAAAAAATCTAAGTTAGACCGTGCAGCACGTAATCTAATACGGAGACAAGAAGAAAAGCGTTTAGGAAAAACCGCTCTGGCGGGCAAAGATATTCACCATAAAGATGGGAACCCAAGAAATAACGTCCGATCTAACTTGAGCATAATTAGTAAATCTAAAAACAGGTCAATTAAATAATATAACGCCGCTCCTCTTTAGGAGAGCGTTCAGGTGACGACCTGAATCTTCACTACTTCAACTGACTTGACCCATTACGATGGATAATCCTGTTCCCCGTGAAGTGACTGAAGAACACACATTTTTATGTATCTTTAGAAAGGATCGAAGCGAATGGCTAATGCCACTGCATCACGCCTAGGTCTCGTTGAAGCAACGGGAACAGGGTTTGACGCACTTTTTTTGAAGATTTTTAGCGGAGAAGTTATGGCCTCGTTCAACGCGGCTACCGTTATGAAAGAAAGAGTGCGCCAACGTAACATTTCGTCAGGGAAGTCGGCTCAATTCCCCGCCATAGGAAAAAGCGAAAGCTCTTACCACACCCCTGGAACGGAAATTGTAGGAACGGCAATCAAGCACAACGAGAAAGTTGTCACGATTGATGATTTATTGATTGCACATGCCTTCATAGCAAATATTGACGAGGCAAAAAATCACTATGATGTCCGTTCTGAATACAGTACGCAACTTGGGCAAGCACTAGCGCAAACCTATGACCGCAACCTGTTATCGATGGCGATCAAAGACTGCGCCACACCTCCCACGGCAATTGCTGATCAAGGCACTTCTGAAACAATCCTTCAGTCGGCAACCTTGAACATGGCGACTGCTGCTGATGTGACAACGTTTGTCGCTCAGATATACACGGCGGCTCAAAAGCTGGACGAAAAGAACGTTCCGCGCAATGACCGTTATGTCTTTGTAACGCCAGCCGCTTACTATGGAATTGTGCAAAACGATAAGATCGTTAACCGCGATTTCGGTGGCACTAATGGTGTCTACAGTGACGGTACAGTGATTAACGTTGCTGGTATGCAAGTTGTAATGACCAACAACCTTGCTCTGAATCACCCAACCGTGACTACGGATACCGCCGCGAATAAGTATGGCATTAACGCCAGCTCATTCCTCGCGGTTGTCATGCAGAAGCAAGCTTTAGGAACCGTCGAGCTTCTATCGATGGCGTCTGAAAGCGAGTATGACATCCGTAGGCAAGGCACATTAATGGTGAGCAAGATGGCTGTTGGACACGCCACATTGCGCCCAGAGTGCATGGTCGCCATTAAGAACGCGACTTCCTAATACCCTCTACACAGAGGCACCTCAGGTTAATCCCTGGGGTGCCTCATTTTTTATCAGAGAGAATTTAAATGGCAATTGTCACCCCGACTACAGAGCTAGAGGCTGTAAACGTTATGCTCGGTATGATGGGTGAAAGCCCAGTCAACACGCTTGAGGATGATAACGTTGTTGATGCCACTGTTGCCCGCACGATACTGGCGGGAATAAACAGAGAAATTCAAAGCCTGGGGTGGAACTTTAATACAGAAATTGGTTTCCCGATTTTAAGAGACAGTAACAATAAATTTCCAGTGCCTGTAAACACCGCAAGAATTGACACTGTTAACACTATTGATTCTAGTTCTGGAACTGATTTTGATTTAGTGCTTCGCGGTAAGTTTTTGTATGACCGCATCAACCACACGTTTCAGCCAGACACCGCAAAAATAACTGTCGATTTAGTAGTTCTTTTAAGTTTTGAAGATTTACCAGAAACAGCCCGTCGATATATTACGCTAAAAGCTGCCCGTATATTCCAAGAGAGACACTTAGGAGCATTGGTCACAGAAACGTCACAAGTTGACGAGTCGATGGCGCTTGCCGCTCTCAAGAATGATGAAGTATGGGCGGGAGATTACAACATGATTAGAGACAGCATCACGCCTGTTAACATCCTACGGCGTGACGGTTTTGACAGAGGTGTATACTAGATGCCACTTGTTTCATCGTCGCTCCCCAACATGATCAATGGGGTGTCACAGCAGCCAGCACCAATAAGGCTTGAAACAAGCTGTAAAGAAATGATCAACGCTTTTCCCTCTATCGTAACAGGGTTACAGAAGCGCCCGAATACAAACTACATTGCATCCCTAAACACTTCAGTATCAATTCCTAATGATGCTGGAATACATCTTGTACAAAGAGATGCTACTGAAAAATATTTTATAGTGTGCGTGAATGGTGACTTAGAAGTTTACGATATAGATGGGACTAAAAAAACAGTATCGTTTCCCAATGGTAAATCTTATTTATCTACGAGCAAACCAAACGAACAACTACGGTTTTTATCTGTTGGGGATCAGACTTGGATTGTAAACACTTCTGTTACGACGACAGCTTCAGCCACTTCAGAAACAAGAACTGACCCAAGAACCCAGGCGACTATTTACATATTCCAAGCTGTCGCCAACAAGACCTATGCAATTTTTGTTAATAATGTTCTTCGCGCTACACATACAACACAGACCAATGTGTCTGCTGCTACGGCTCTTGAAGGTACAGATGAGATTGCTCAGAATCTTGCAAATGCCTTAGCAGTATCAGGAATTTCTTCAACTGTAGAAAACTCAGCAGTCTGCATGTTTGGATTACAGACTGGAGATAAAGTAGAAGTTACTGAAGGTTTTGGCGGGCGTTCTATGAGGGTGTTTAAGGATGAAATACAAGAATTCTCAAAGCTGCCTCCTTCAGATGTAGATAACAGACTCGTAAAAGTCAGAGGAGATGTGGAAGAATCGGGAGATGATTTCTGGGTAACCTACTTAGATAACGTCTGGACAGAGACTGTAGGGTTCAACGCTGGGAGACAGTTTAACGCAACCACAATGCCGCATATCCTTGTCCGAAATGCTAATGGCACGTTTACGTTTAGTACGGATGTATGGAACCAGCGGCTGGCTGGAGATGACAATACAAATATTGATCCATCGTTTGTAGGCGGGAAGATAAACGATATTTTCTTACACAAAGGACGCATGGGTTTGCTGTCCGGTGAGAACGTTATATTCAGCGAAAACCAAGAATTTGAAAATTTCTGGAGGACAACAACGACGCAACTGTTAGACACAGAGCGGATAGATGTTGCCAGTACAACGAACAGGATTTCAAATTTACACCACGCTGTACCTTATAATAAAACTTTAATGCTATTTTCAGATAAGGTGCAGTTTGAAGTATCAGAGGGAGATTTCTTGTCTCCTAAAACTATTGGACTTGATGTTACCACAAGCTTTGACGCATCTATTACAGCAAAGCCTACAGCCGTTGGGCCTAACGTTTATTTTGCTGTAGATGGTACATCACATGCCAATCTTAGAGAACTGTTCATCACAGATCAGACAGACAACAAAGACAGTTCTGAAATAACAATTCAAATTCCTAGGTACATACCCGCTAACATAATTAAAATGGCATCTAGCACAACAGATGACATAATGGCTGTACTTAGTTCAGGGGACCGGAATAGGCTATACATATACAAGTGGCACATGTCCGGTGATCAAAAACTACAGTCTTCCTGGGGAACCTGGACGTTCCCTGCTGGTTACACCGTTTTAACAATGGAGTTTCTAGAGCAAGATTTATTTATAATTTATAAATCAAACTCAGGAGTTCACATTGATAAACTGACAATCTCTGAAGGCGAAGGAGTCGATGGAACCCCTAACGATGTTCTATTAGACAGGCGTGTTACTCAGGCCGAATGTACTAAGAGTTTCGACAGCGCAACAAATAGAACTACAATTACTGTGCCGTATTCTGAATCTGAGACCTGGCAGCTTGTTGAAAGTGACGGCACTATTCCCAACATCATTTCACAAAGCGCAACACAGATAGTCGTTGAAGGCGACTTCACTGCTAAGAATTTCCATATAGGACTCGTATACAGATTTGAATATCAATTCAGTACCCAGTTCTTGCGTGAAGGCGACAGAGGTTCACAAGTTCCTATACAAGACGGGAGATTACAAATTAGGTACATGTCTTTGCTGTACTTAAACACCTCTCAGTTCGACATCGATGTTACTGCCACTAACAAGCCCACTAAAACTTATACGTTTACCGGACGAGTTCTGGGAGCAAGTGGAAATATTATTGGTCAAACAGGATATGACACAGGCGAGTTTCGGTTCCCTGTGTTCAGTAAAAATGATCAAGTAGAAATAACAATTAAAAATGAAACACCTTTCAACTCCGCATTCTCTTCAACAGAATGGGAAGCAATGTACACGCCAAAGACAAGGCGAATATAAAATACGCGATTGCCAACTATCTGACATTCCACACCTCGCGAATAATCTCAGGAAATGTGACGCGGACGAATTACATGCAGCGTCTGGTAAAGATGCATTTGACTGTTTGTTTCGCGGAGCAATGGATTCTGATTATTTAAAAGTTGCTACCAAACAAGAAGAACCTTTTATGATATTTGGAACTTCTCCTAATGGTTCAGTGTGGATGGTAGGCACAGATGTTTTAGAAGAGTTTACAGTTCCGTTCCTGAGGTTAAACAAAAAGTATGTCAAAGAATTGCACTTAAAACATAAGCTTCTTTGGAACTATACCGATTGCAGAAACCATACACATCACAGATGGCTTGAATGGTTAGGGTTTTCTTTTATTAGAAAATGCCCATACGGACCATATCAAAAAGACTTCTATGAATTTGCAAAAATAGGATAATAGAATGTGCGAACCCGCTAGTATAGGACTTGCACTCTCCATAGCGTCTGCTGGAGCTGGGTTTGTCGCTTCGCAAGCAGAGGCAGATGCCAGAAATTCAAAAATAGACTCTGACAATAAGGCTCGAATAGCTTCAGATATGAGGGCCAGGGTTTCTGCAAATGAAGAACGTGAAGATTTAGAAGATCAAGCACGTATAGAAAACCAGCGGTTACTAGAAGATGCATTTGAGAACGAACTAGCAAGCCGTGCAACAGCAGCGGAGTTGTTAGTCTCAGCATCAGGTGCGGGTCTTAACTTAGCTGGCTCTGTTGTCGAAGCGTTTGATGAGCTTAATGCTGCTGGCTTCCGAAGTGAACAAAATGCTCTAGAAGAAATGGCACAGGTCGGAGACCAGCTAGAAGCCAATAAGCGAAGATTAAAAGCTAAAGAAGCTTCTCGTATAGAAGATAACAGATTAATGCCATTTGTGTCAGGCCCAAGTCCCCTAGGTACTGCATTAGAAATAGGTGCCTCTGTAAACACGTTTGCAGAAAAAAAGGGCGGCTTTAAAAAGGCATTTGGGTTGGGGTCTACAAGATCATCCAGAACACCTAATCCGCACATACGTTAATTAACATTTACAGGTAAATATAATGGCTCCTAGACGAACAATAGCCGTGCCTGAAGTGCGCCGTATGCGTAATCTCAGGACACCTGTAGATACTTTTGTCCAGGTGAAACCTCAGTATTCAGCAGAAGTGTACGGGGATGAAGCAAAATCAACAAAAGAACTAAAAGCCGCACTTGGTGTTGCTATTAACGAGACCAACAAACAAGAAAAAATATGGCAGCAAAAACAGGATAAAAAAGATAAAGCCAGCGCAACTAGAGAAGCACTGCTTCACCAACTGACTCCTGGCAATATCGAAACCCAGAGCGCGGAATATTTACATCCTGATCGAAGCCCTCTTTTCCAAGCAGTGTTTAATGAAAAACTAGGGTACAACCACAGCATAAGATGGCAATCTAACCTCAAAGCTGAGTACGAAAAAGAAAAAGCCAGTATCACAAGTCTTCCTGAGTGGCTATCCAAGAAAACTCAGGATTACATGAATACGTTAGGGGACAATCCGCATTTTGTTGCGGGCGCTGCACCAACCATACAGCAAACAAGTGCCAACCTCCTTTCTCAACATGCCAGTTTTACAAGGAAACGAGCGCAAGAACAGTTCCAAGAGGAAGACAAAATTCAGCGTGCTAATATATTTGCAGATGAAACAACAACTCCTTCTGAAAAAATTACTAATGCTTGGAGAATATTGCAAACAACAATACACACTAAACAGAGTGGTAAAGATGCGGAAACTCTTCGTCAGGAATTTTTTGAAGACCTTATAGATTTTGCTGAAATTACAGGAGGTGATGAAGGCATAAAATTATTAAAAACCGCGATGTTACTAAGTAACCAAAATTTATTTGGCCGTGTGGAAGTAATTGACGGGAAAATAAAGACAAGTCCATCTGGATTAAATATTCAAGAACAAGAAAAAATAGAAACTAAAATTGAAACCATACAAGAAGACGCTAGAAAAGAACAATTAGATAAACTTAGATTGGAGGCGGCAGAAGAGAAAGCCGCAAACGAAACCGCAGAAGAGAAATTCTTTGAGTATACATCATCTAAGCCAATTGGTTATATATTTACTCCTAGAGAAATAAGAGCGTGGGTAAAAGAGTACGAAAAAGACAACCCTAACGTTAACGCGGGCAAATTAAACGAAGAATTAAATAAAATTAATAACAATGCTCGTACCTCGGAGATTAATGCTGCTAATTATGCACAAAACAACAATACTCCGCTGACTAAGCTTGAAATAGATGCAAACACTGTGAAAGCTAGAATTGAGATAGATAAAAGAATAAGAACGAATGCAATATTAGGCGAAACTGATATTCAACGACATATTCAAGAGATGCTCGCTTCAAATGACTATGTGGGAATAGATGTAAAAACACTAACGACATACGCTAAAGGCTCGTTAAACGACCGAAGTATTATGTCCAAGTTTACACCATTTAAGAACTCAACTAAAGGTTTGTTACAAACTTTTAAATACAACGAGATAGGGGATAAAAGTGCTTTAGGGTCTATAATAAACAATAAATATTTACATATAGTAGATAGTTTAAATCAACTTCTTATTAACTCAGAAGATGGGTTAATTACATTTGATAATAAGAAATATAATATTGAGGAAATTTCAGATGTAAGAAAGTTATATAATGCTGCTATGAAAGAAGCGTTAGAAAGTTCTATTGATCTGAATTTTGAATTACGCAAAATTGCAAAAGGTAAAGAAGCCTACATAGCAGGCGAAAAAGGGATTAAAGGAGAAGAGCTATGGACTAGCGCGTTTGAAGGAGGTACATCCCCAGCGGCAATATATGATGTGTTAGAACGATTTGAAGTTGTTGCGCCTGAAAATAAACCTACTGCTACTGATACTACTGCTACTGATAACAAAAAGAAATCAATAGTAATTCCCGAAGACTTAGGCAATTCAAGGACTAAAGAAGATGTCGAAAAATGGTTACAAAAAGAAGAAACGAAAAACAACTCTAACCCAGTAGCTATGTTAGTTGCAACGGATCAAGCTAATGCTATGTTAGAGAAGCTAGGATTGAGGAATACAGGTGGGACAGAAGATTCAACTAGCACAGCAGTAACTCCACCTGTAACCAAAAAGGTTCCTACACCTACTCCAACTGACCCATTAAATATTGAAACTGATGTTGATAATTTAATGGATACTTACAGTGAAGAAAGTAGAAAGTTAATACGTGGAAAATCGGGTCGCACAGGTGTTCCATCTATATCCCCATATCAAATTTCACAATTTATGGAATTCCTAAATAAAGTAAGAAGCAGGGGACTCGTTGAATTAACGGACACTTACAGTGGCGTCCACAATAAAAGAAAGAAAACAGGCACTACTCCGTCCGAAATCAAGATTGACGAAGAGCAAATACGAAACCTTTTTGATAGGTTCTTTGATCTAAGTGTCTTTGGTATGCAACCAGCTTATTTTGACGATTTATTCAAACCTGTTTCTGAAGCACTAAACACAGGAGAAACTTAGTGGCTGATTCCGCTACCCGTGACAAGGAAATGGATGAAAGCATAAATCTACTTAGACAAAACCCTCAAAAATATAAAGAAGCCTTCAATTCGGTCTACGGCGAAGGTTCTGCTGAATCTGTTTTTAAAGCGTATGGCATAAGTGAAACACCGCAAGCTGCCACTCCAGTATCAACTGAGCCAGTAGAGCCAGAAGATGACGGGGGTTCGTGGTATGACACTGGGGATACTATACAAGGTGTGTTCCACGGTGTAGCAAAAGCGGGTGAGGCAATAATAAGCCTCGCAGATACCCCCGCACAGTGGCTATCTGAAAACATAGGAACTGTTTCACTTTTTGATTCAGATGGGAACTTTGATCCTAAAGTCTGGTCAGGTGAAGATGTAACTAAGTCAATAAAAGAGGGCACTGATTGGAGCTTTGGTAATCATGCAAGTGATTTTGTCGGCGCACCTGAAACTGTTGTAGGAAGTGGTGTTTCAGGGATAACTCAATTTATTGTTGGATTTGTAGGTCCAGGTAAATTTGCTAAAGCCTCAACGTTAATTAAAAACGGAACTGCTAAGGCAGCGCAGAAACGAGGAGTATCCCAAGAAGCAGCCGACAGGCTTGTGCGTAAGAAACTTCGCGGGGTAACTGCTGGACAGAAAATCCGAGAAGGAATGGTGCGCGGAGCCATTGCTGATTTTACTGCTTTTGAAGGATCAGACGGCAACCTCTCTAATTGGCTACACGGCATGGGAGTGGATAACGCCATAACAGAAGGGTTAATGACAAACCCTGATGACAATGAATTTATCAATAGAGCTAAAACGTCATTAGAAGGTGTTGTACTAGGCGGGGTAATCGAGGGTGTTGTCTACGCCTTTAGAGCCAAAAGCCATTTAATGAAAGGCAATGTAGAGGAAGCTAACGAACTTGCCGACAAAGCTGAAAAATCTTTAGCAAAAGGGGCGCTGGATGAAAACAACGCATCGTTAGCGCGTCAACAAGAAGCACTAGACGCAACACCTACTCCTAAAGATGAAATACCCGACAACCCTGATTTAGAAGAGATAACACACAGGTTTGACGAATCAGGCCAGGGAGAATTAATACCTGAAACTTCAGGTGAAAAACATGCCCGCAAACTTAATGAACACAAGGATATGCGGGACTATGACCAGAGCCTAAGAAATCCAAATAGCCCACACTTCAAAACTACTAAAGAATTAGTAAGTAAAGTTTTAGAAGGTTCAGGCATACGCATGAATATGACTGGAGATGACTACGTTCCTGGTGCATCTCAGTCAGACACGGCTGGAACTTTTCAGGCACGGGAAAGGGCAGCAGCAGAGTTTTCCCGTAGTCTCAGAGTCGTCACAGATAACGACGATATTCAAGATGTTCTTATAACTGTTGGTGAAGCATTCCAAACTCAATATGCAAAACTGGCTGGAGGTAATGTCCAACGCCACAGTGAAGTACGGCAATCAATAAACGGCCACGCAACTACATTAGCAAAGATATATAAGCACAGCCCTAAAGATTTGTTGGATAGGTTTTCTCAGTTATCTCCAAATGACTATACAAAGCTTGCTGCTGACTTGGGAGCCAAAGGTCAATTTGTAGATACAATGGCAAAGCACATTGCTGAAATTTCAAAAATATATATTCGCAGAGCTGAAGGGGCCATTGATGATGACAAACTAAAAGAACTTGGGTGGGATTCTGCCGATGAGTTTGAATTAGACGTTGCTGGCATGACAGAACTGTATGCAAACCTTGAAGGAATCTACAGGGGACAAGTTAAAGCAGTTGCCAGAGCATTAAACGCTCAAAAAATGGTTCACAAAGAAAATGTAGCACTTAATAACTCATTAATTGCTAAGACAGGCAGATCACGCTCTGCATTGTTGTCATACATGCGGGATGTGCGGGAAGCGGCTGAACAAGGTGGTCACCGGAATATACCCAGTGCTTCAACGCTGAGTACTCGCTATGACAGACTTAACAGCTTGAGAATTAACTTCATGCTGTCTGGCCCTAACACCCAAATAATTAACACAGTCTCCAACTTCTTAAACATGAATCTCCTGTCTATTGAACAAGCGGTAGGAGGGGCTGTTTCCGGTAATCGCACAGAAGCGATGCGCGGGGTTCGCCAACTAGGTGCCACTTACGGATCAATGGTTGAAGCAATTAAAATGGCGGGAATTGCTGTTCGCGAAGACAGGGCCGTATTAGATCAGCTTGGTAAGGTTGAACAGTCTGAACATCTTGACGGTATTTTTGGAGGTGAAAAAGTATCGTTTAGCTCGTTAGCTGAGTTTAAACGCACATCTACTAGAGGAAAAAATTGGGCAAACCTAACAACCACGTTGCCATCACGATTGTTGTTGTTTTCTGATGAGTTTTTCAAGCAAGCAACCTACAGAGGTAAACTACACGCTGATTTGTGGTTTGAAGGACAGAAACAAATAGCAGATGGAAAGCTTACAAAAGAAGGATTAAACGAGTGGATCAAGACTAAATCACTAGAAGCTTTTGATCCTAAAACAGGCGCAGCGTTAGCTACTACCAAAGCAGGGGCAGCTTTGAATAAACATTCAAAAGCAGCCTTAGACATAGCAAGAGAAGCAACTTTTACCACAGAACTTGATGGGTTCTTTGCTACTGTCCAGGCAGCAGCGGTTAAAAACCCTAATGTACGCTTTATTTTGCCCTTTATTAGAACGCCAACAAACTTGCTACTTGCAACGTACAGGCGTGCCCCTGGTGTAAACTTACTAAGAAAACACTCCAAGCTTAGAAGAGATTTACGGAGTGACGATCCATCCATTAAAGCGCAAGCGCGTGGTAAGATAATGACTGGGTACGCTGTCACAGGCGTTGCTGGGTTCTTAGCGTATCAGGGTATTATTACAGGGTCAGGACCGTCTAACCCAAAAAACAAAAAAGACCTTATAGCTACAGGATGGCGACCTTACAGTATTAGGGTAGAAGATGACGATGGAACAATCTCATATATTCCATATCAGAGGTACGAACCGCTATCTAACTTCTTAGGAATTGCCGCTGATGTTTTTGAATTAAGAAAAGAAGCCTTACTAGAAGGGAAGACAGGTGAAGAAGACAGAGTTTCAGAAATTCTTCTAGGTCTCGCTACTGCTGTAAGTGAAAACACAATCAATAAAACTTATATGCGAGGGCTTAGTGATTTTATGACTGCGCTTATAAGTCCTGAAAGATCACTTGGAACTCTTGCATCCGGTGTTATCAAAAGTTTCAGCCCAAACATTATTAACCAATTAAATAATGACCCCTACATGCGCGAGACAAGGTCTATGCTCGATGGACTTCGCTCTGCTTGGAACGCTGAAATTGGAGGGTTTGTCGCGCCTGTGAAAAGAAATGCTCTTGGCGAGCCTGTTATGCGAATGGCTTCAAAAGCGCATCCGTTTACGGCATCAACTAGAGACAAAAATGACGTTGTTTTAGAAGAGCTTTCCGCAATGGGAAGGTTTACTGGGAAAACCTTTGGACTCCCTACAGACAGAACAATGGGAACAACAACAGATTTTTCACAAGTTCTTTTGAGTGACGGCATGTCTGTGTACGACACATATTTAGACAACATCAGCACTGTGGAAATAGGCGGGCAAACACTTAGAGAACGATTAGAACGCCTTATACAAAGCCCAAGTTATCAACGCCTTTCGGTAGGAACTAGAGACCATAAAAACAGTCCAAGGGCGCGTGTTTTGTCGCGGATGTTCAGCCGCTACAGAGATAGAGCCAAAAAAGAAATGTTAAGAGAAGGCAGACTTTCAAGTGCCCCAGAACCTTTGAAACAACTCTACCAAGAATACCGCAAATTTAAACGGGATACCTTGGAATCAAGAAGAGGATCAGTACCCAAAACCTTCACTGATTTACTAGGAAACTAAAATGCCTAACGCATCCCATACAATAAACGCAAGCAGTGTAGATGGGTCAACAAACGTTTTTAATATCCCATTTTCCTACATTAACGAAAGCCATTTAATTTTCTATGTGGATGGCGTTGTCACTACTGATTCTGCATCTCTATTTACCGCAACAGTGCTGACTGGGGGCACTACAGTTCAGATTGTTAAAACTTCTGACTCTTCTAACCCCAATAACGTAACTATTAAAATGTTGCGTAATACACCAATAGATAATGCAACTGTTGTTTATTCTAACAGCTCAACTCTAAAAGCTTCTGACCTAAACACAAATACAAATCAATTCTTGTTTGCTGTTCAAGAAGCAGCAGATGATGCAGCACTTAATCTTTCTCTTGATGGTACGAATAATTTTAACGCACAAAATAAGCGTATTCAGAACGTACTTGACCCTACAGACGCCCAAGACGCTGCAACGAAAGCTTTTGTAGACAGCACTCTTAGCAACAACGCCGCCCAGGCTGCTGCTGCCGCTGCAAGCCAAGCTGCGGCTGCTGTTTCGGAAACTAACTCTGCAAACAGTGCGACAGCAAGTGCCGTCAGTGCCACAGAAGCCGCAAACGAAGTTGCTATTCTTGCACCTAGATACAAATTCAGCGCGACGACGACAGTTGCGGACCCAGGAGTTTCGTTTTTAAGATTTAACAATAGTGTCGCGTCCGCTGCGACGATTGTGATTATCAACGAAAAGACATTCGACAGCGGAACACCGGACATTGAAGACTGGATAAAAAGCTGGGACGATAGCACAAGCACGGTCAAAGGCTACATCAGAATCGTTGAGCCAAGCACTCAAAACTATGCCATCTATAACGTGCTTGGGCTAACCGACAGAGTAGGCCACGTTGAACTGCTTTGCGATCATCTGGATTCTCATTTCATAGCGGGCACTACGTTCAACGAAGACACATCACTTCGTATCACTTTTTCGAGGACGGGCGATCTCGGCCAAGTGGGAGCCACCGGACCCGTTGGAGCCACTGGGGCGCAAGGGGTTCAAGGACCAGCAGCAACAATTAATGTCGGCACAACGACCACGGGAGCCGCTGGGTCTGCTGCTTCAGTGGTTAATAGTGGTACTACTGGAGCCGCTGTCTTTGATTTTTCAGTTCCAGCAGGAGCCACTGGCCCAAGTGGAGCTACTGGCAGTGCGGCTAGTGTGTCTGTCGGAAACGTAGCAACAGGCGCTCCAGGTAGTGTAGTTACTGTTACAAATACAGGAACGTCATCTAATGCTGTTCTAGATTTTAGCATACCACAGGGCGCAACCGGAGCGAGCGGAAGCGGATCAGGCGATGTCACAAGCAGTGTCTCATCAACAGTAGATAATAGACTTGTTAGAACAGACGGCACTACAGGAAAAACTATCCAAGACTCAAATGTTTTACTGAGTGATGCAGGAATTCTATCAGCTACCGGATTAACTTTATCTACTGATCTAAGTGTTTTGCACGGTGGTACTGGTCAAAGTAGCCATACGTTAAACGGCGTTTTAATAGGTAACGCTACTGGCGACATACAGTCTACGACAGCGGGTTCTGCTGGTCAGGTATTGACTGCTAATTCATCTGGCGCTCCGACATTCCAAAACGCTGCAAGTGGCGGTGGCCCAGGTCTAGACGGTGGCACAGCGGGTGAAGAATCACTAATCAGACTAAACGCCAATCAATTATCAGGGAATGCCGCTTTAACAATTACCACTGGTAATAACGGCATGACCGCTGGGCCACTCAGCATAACCAACGGGTCTTCAATCACAATACAATCGGGTGCTACTTGGCATCTAATAGGAGCATAATTAATGTCAATCACACTCGATCCAAATGATCTTGCAGCTACGCGCACTAGTATGGGCGTTGGTGATGCTGCAACAAAAACTGTTGGAACAGCAAATGGCAATTTGATTGCTGCCGATGCGGTTGGTCTTCCAGCTATAAACGGTTCGCAAGTTACAAACCTTACGGCTGCTAATTTAACAGGCGCTCTACCCGCAATTAGCGGAGCTGCGCTCACAAATTTGCCCAGCAGTGGTGGTGGTGCTTGGTCAGTAAAAAGCAGCGGAACATTTAGCAGTACAGCCGCTTTAGAAATTACGGGTTTAACTAAAACAACAACTCTTTATTACAATGCCCGTTGTACGACACAGAATGGCCTCGCAATAAGAACCTCAATAAATAACGGGACAAGCTACGATTCAACTTCTGGAGATTACCAACAAGTGGGATATTCCGCTGCAAGTGGAGTAACTACGTTTGCGTTTTCTACCCTCGCAGCAATTTTTCTCAATCAAACAGTTCAGCCAGCGTTTGGTGATGTCAGCGGTTGGTTCACAATTTTTAATCCAGCGGATGCGACAACAACGCAAATGATTGGTCAGATGTATGGGCAAAGCGCGTCAGGCGCTCCTCAATATGGCTCGACTGTCCATGCAATGAGAGCGTCGGGCGCGGCAGTGAATGCAATTAAATTTG